CTTTAAAGCCTCTCTAATGTTCTCAACATCATCAGGAGGTAGTATAAGCTCTCCACCTGTAGCTTCACCAATCTTTTCACCATCTTGAACCATATCAATAGGGTTACTGTCGTGATCGAACTCCCCTGGAGTAACTCCTCCATCTTCAGAATCTATCTTAGCACCATCTTTAGCCATAGCACCAATACCGCTAGCAACATCTTCTAATCCACCAAATATGTTTTGTTGACCTGCAGCTTTTTCAGATCTTATTCCTGCAATCTCTTGACCAGCTATATCAGCCTTTCTCTCACCAACAGCTCTTTGTTCTGCAGCTAAATTTTGCATAGCTGCAGTTTTAGCTTGCTGTTGAATACCCATAAGCTCTGTTCTTTGCTTTCCAGCTTGAGCCTCTAAAGCTTGAACACCTGCTAAAACGTTTCTAGGATCTTTAGATAAAGCACCCATAGCAGAAGCCCTGTCAGCAGCTTGCTGACCTTGCATTTGCTCTATATAACCCTGATCAATTGGTTGGTCTGCCATCTTCTGAGTAGCTGAGCTAACCTTAGTCTCTAGTCTACTTTTATCAAAAGCTTTCTCAGCCTTTTCAGCTCTTCTCCTTTGTCTAGCTCCAGAAATCATTTTAACCGCACCTAAACCTGCAGTTAAAGCTCCAACAAAAGCTTTAGGTACTTTTTTATTTTTCTTGTATGATATTTTAGGTTTTATTCTTTTTGCCATCAGATTGAATTTTTACAAATGTACTAATTTTTTTTCATTATTTATTACTAAGCTCACTCTTGTCTATATCTGCGTTGGCAGCATACAGGTTAAACTTATACTTTGAAAGATAAGAAGGTCCTGGATGCTCAGTAGTTAGCTTAGTCATCATATACTGACCTTTCATTTTTTCACCTTCTACGTTACCATTCTTAACCACAAACAAGAACCCACCAGCCTCATTTTGTGCAGAGTAATCTGGGTTTTTTACAAAAGATATTTTTTCTTCAGTTATAAAATAAGGATAACCTAATAAAACAACTTTATTATCAGGTCTTCTTATGTACAACTTAATGTCTGTACTAATAACTTTAGAATTGTAAGTTATATCAGTATTTTTGTGACAAACAAATATATCTCCTACAGAAGGAAGATTATTTTGATACTTATCATCATAATTAACACTACTTATGTAGAATGGATATTGAAGGTCTTGCTCAGCTAACACATACTCAGCACCAACAAACATTTCTTTTGGAGTGATTCTTTTATTTAAAGAGTATTCGCTATTATTAATCGTTCCAAAAAACTCTCCTAAATTTGACCCAAAAGACTGACCTTGAACAAATCCAATTCCAGTAATTTCTGATCCGTCACCTTGATTTTCGTAGCCTATAAGGTCACCTCTATCTGCAGTGTTTATAATTGACTCAACAAAAGGAATCATAGAGTAGTGAACCCCTTCTTTTGTTTTGTAATCTAAAACTTCCATGTGATTACCTTCAAGTTCAAGGTTAATATTTTCAGACAAAAGTAATAAAGTATTAGAAACAACAGATAACACAATTCTTGTTACAAAAGTATATGAACCTGAGTCTTTGGTTGATCCAAAAATTCTAACAACATCTCCTTTCTTTAAATTGTCAAGGAATTTAGTTCCATTACCTCTAACATAAGGCTCAGATCCAGAACCATCTTGATAATTGAAAATATCTCCATCAACAAGTCTGTATCCAATACTAGTTCTTATAACGTTTTTATCTCCATTTTCTAATCCGTCACCCTGAATAACCTGTCCTGTATTAGCATACATAGATGCAAACAGTTTAGCATCACCTTCTAAGCTAATAGCATTAAAAGACTTCACAGAAGAAGGTTCAGTATTAAATGGAAACTCTATGTGAGAATCAAATTGTTGACCATAAAAACTATTATACTTACTATTTCCTTTAGTCGCCAAATAATCGTCATTGTTTATGTATAAATCCTGATAAAGTCTATCAGTCATATTGTGTTTATACAGTCTACCTTCTTTAAATCCTATAAATTGTCTTCCAACTCTTCCATAGTAATCTGGATAGAAGTCATAAAAAGATGTCCATCTATTTGTTCTTTCGTTAAAAGCTAATGTTTGACTTTCATACAGAACTTGAGTCTCTTTGTTTTGGTACTTATCATTTGACGAATCCCACCTAACAAAGTCTTTGCCCCATAAATTTTTACGCTCATCAAGTACATTTGGAAACGTTACAATATACTCATCATACTTAGGGTCGTATCCAGCAACAATACTAAAAGGATTTTCTATTTGACTTACTTCAGGATCGTTAATAACATACATCTCACCAATATCTCTAAAGTAATCTCTCATACCTTGGTCGGAAGTTACAGTAAGTCCATCAGCTGACAGTCTTAAAGCAGCACCTCTTTTAATATCAATAAAGTAAAATATGTTACCAAAACCTACAATACTCTCAGGTTGTAAACAACAACCATACTCACCTTTGTAAAGATTTACATAGTTGCCTATTACGTTTGTAGATAAAGAAACTAAGCCTTCACCAGATGCTGTATTAAGGATGTCTTTCTGAACTAACACTCTACCCACCTTACTCTCGTGGAATATAATTAAGTCGTTATCCCTCATTTTAAGAGCCTGTATAGAACCAAAGTCTTTGTTGTAATCAAAGTAAGGACTGTTAGCAGGGTTGAATGAAGACAAACCGTTAACAGAGCCTGTACTAGAGTAAGTCTCTGAAAAATACACACTAGCCTCTAACCTTCTTTCAGCAGCGTTGTTGTTTACAACGTTTATTCTACCTCTACTGTAGTGATTAGTTCTATGGAAATCGTTAAGGTAATAATCTTCAGGGAAGAATACTTCCTGAGAACTACCATCAGTTACTGTTGCCATATTTCTAGGCTTGAAATATATATCTCCACTAGATAGTCTTACAGTAGCAGGAATATCAGATATATAATCTCCAATTTCTTTATTGAAATTAAATGATTCACCTTGAGGACTGTCACCTCCATGAGTTCTAGACGATGTACCAGGATTTTTAATAGGTATTTTATCACCTATCTCGTAGTAAACCATAAGATCTTCATCTAAGTCTTTCTTAGGTCTATATATCTCTGCTATAAGTTTTTCATAACCACTACTTGTATAACTAAAACCTGAATGAGCTATACTAATAGTTCCTGACTCTGTTAAAACTGCAGAGTTTCCAGGGTCGTTTATTCTTAAGTAAAAACCTTCAGTTTCACTGTTAACATCTATTGGTGCATCTTCCCCATCAATATAAAGATCCATACCTGCAATCTCTAAATCTATATACTCTCCAAACGTCTGTCTACCGTTTCCAGGGTCAAAACTTATAAATCTAATTCTATCTCCAGCTACATAATTATAATCTATCTGAGAGTTGTTGGCTTGATTGTAACTCCAATCTTTACCCTTTAAGGCTCCCATGTTTAGATATATCTGCTTATCGTTACTATCAGTGGCAATCTTAGCTCCAACAAACATCATCTGAATAAATTCATCTATTGTTGTGTTTCCTGTATAGTAAAACTGATAATTAGTTGCCCATCTAGGAGGTCTGTTGTATATATTAATATCAACTGTAGATGGCGTGTTTGCAGGGGTTCCAGCAGCCTCTGTAAAGAACTTATTGTAAGGTCTTGTACCGTTTAAAGGAACATCACCAGGGGCTGTTATACCTTGATAATCTGGAGCAGTATTAACAAAAGAGCATCTGTTTGTCTCGTCAAAGTAAGCTACACCAAAGTTATGAAAAGCTCCTGTCTTAAAGGAAGATAAACCTCCATTACCTGACGTAAAGTACGAGGAGAGTTGATGTTGAAAATTATAAAAATCTCCACCATCCATACCCCCACCATTAACGTTTGAAGTTTCAAAGAGAATTCTAACAACACCAGCTCCTAGGTAACTAGCAGTTACCGCTTCAGTATTAGAGAAATATCCCATGTAGTAGTCACTAGCATTTGTTCCAACATTTGTAGACATAGCACATCCACCCTCAAAGTTTCCACTATTTATTTGAGAGACAACTTCGTTGCAAAACGAATCAATATCTCCAAATCCAGTCATGTTATAATTCGCTACTAAACTACCAGCTCTTCTAGAAACTTCACTGTTAGCCCAGTTTTCTGCTTGAGTGAAAAAACCAAGAGATAAGCTTAACTGTTGTTGACTGTCGGGAGACAAGTTTATAGAACTAAAATCAAGCTCAGGATCATAAGTACTAGGATTACCAGTACCTCCTAAAGTAAATTGAGAACTACCTCCAGCTCCAATATTTCCTTCATAAGCACCATTATATAAAATATTTACAGTCCCAGCCTCTAAAGCAGTGCCGTCTTCAAAAAAGTATCCTGAGTTAGCTATCAACCTAGTGTTGTCATACCCCTCTAAAACGTTACCATAAGCAAGTCTATTATTAGATAATATAGTTTGTGCTTTAGCAAGTTTTGGAACAACGTCATAAAGCTTATCAGAATCTTTCTTATCAACAAAAGGATACGTTCCATTATTATAGAACTTAACACTAGATTGTATATCAGTAAATTGATATTCTGGTAAGTAACTATTCTTTACTTTTTTAAGGTATTTTATAAAGTTATTTGTTAAAGTATCAACTAAAACAAACTCTCCATTATTACCTTTTCTAGCAACAATCTCTATATCCTTTACATCAGCAATAGTATCATCATAAGTTATAGTTATTTTATTTGCTATAGAACCGTAGTCTTCTGCGTCAACAGCAGAGTTTAAAGCAAACATAGGGTCTATTGCAACGTCTGATATAGGACTATAGGAAGTTTGCTCATCATCTTTGTGAACGTATCTATATTTAAATTGAAACACGTTATCAAGAATGTTGTTAGCAGCAAAACTTACGTCTACTGATAAGTTTAGTGTAGGCCTATGGGTAGGTTGATGTTTTACAACGTCAAAGTATCTCATCTTATCCTCATAAGTACCAAAACTAATAAGAGGAGAGTAAGCATTTGTTAACCTAATATCAGAATAAGGATCAGCGTATAATATAACTCCATCTACAGGAGTGAAAGCTCCAGGCCAAGGAGAATTTGTAATTAAACCAACAGCATTTTCTCCGTTAAACTGAACAGGAAGGGCTGCAGTGTTATTACCCCCGTTATAAGGGGATGTTAAAGTAATAGTGTTTTGAGCTACAGAAGATATTTGATAGTACACAGGGAAGTTATTACTACTAGCATCTTGTATACCTATCCAGTCTCCAGCAAAATCATCTAGATTATGACCAGTACTTGCGTTAACTGTAGCACTACCATTAGTAACATTAAATGTTGTACCAGCAGAAGGTTTTTTAACGACTCCTAATATCTCAGAGTACCCATTTATACCTGTTGCTGCAGTGCCTGCTATAGCACCTAACTGAGCATATATATGATCACCTTCCTCAAAAGGATGAGAGTTTGGTCCAATGCCTATATAAACAGTTTCTAAACTACTTTTATAATAAGCATCTTTAAAAATAAACCTAGGATTGTTTATATTTTTCTCGTTCTGCTTCGCAAGCTCAACGTTTATTTTTCTAGGTCTATTAAGATTATCTGTAAAATAAAGTATATCATCAATTTTATTTACACCAGTAATAAGATGGTGTTCTGAAAAGTTTAATATATTATTTGGAGAGTTATCGCTAGAAGATCTTCCATCTTGATAAACAGTCTGTATTGAATCAGTCATCAAATCATACTCTAGTATGCAATCATACTTTTTAGCAGTTCTCTCATTAAATATAAAATAATAAACTCTATTCTTTGGCTTATCTTCATAAGAGCCAATACATTTATAACCACCAGCAACAATAGGTCTTTCTCTAGTTACTCCTGTGAGCTTATCTTTTATTACTCTTCTAGCAGATCCGTTTAATATTCTTGACCTATTATATAGTGGACTTGAAAGTTGAGATCTAAGAGAAGAAGTTGAAGTTCTTTCGTATAGAAGGTTTATATTATAATTCGTTGTTGAGCTGTCAGTTCCTCCAACTTTTCTAATAGCAAAGTTTTTTATGTTACCAGTCCATCCACCAGCCTTATTTAAATCATTAGTGGTAGCGGGATTTGGGTCAGGACTTCCTCCATATATTCTTATTACGTTTGCCGAATAGTTAGGACCAGTTGTTATAATAACTCTAGCTCTTCTCTGACCGCCTGGAGCAATACTATCTATAACAGCAACATTACTTCCAGGTTCTGCCTCAAACCTTTTGACGTTATCTCCTTCATATACATAATTCTGATCAGGAGTCCATAATGAAGAACTTGTTTGATTATAACTAGAACTTTCTATTCCACCGCTGGTATCACCAAGGTCAATAGAATATCTTCTACCATCAGCAATAGGCATCCAACAATGCCATGTTAACTCGTAAGTAGTGTTAGACTCTAAAGTAACAGACTTTTCTAGAACATCAGTATCAAATACAATATTACCAGTGCGATTTCTCCATCCCTCAGTAAAGCTATAATTCCAAGCGGGATTGCTTGGGTTTGTCGGAGAAGATGCAACAAATCCTCCATCATCGACTAAAGGAAAAATCAACTCATCAGCAGTACTAGTTAACAAATTAGTTTCTGATACTACGCCTACATTACCTCCCTCCGTATAAGATCCTGACACAAGATTAATGTGAGTTAACGACACATCAGAAATATTAGAAGCACTTACTATGTTATTATCGTTCATTAAGGCGAATTGCCAAGATGGATCTCCAGATAAAACAGATATAGTAAAGTGAAAACCTCTATCTAAATCTTCGTTGTTGCTATCAATAAATTCATAGTCATCTGCAATAGTAGGCCCAAGAATTGAAGACATAAACACATTGTCGCTATTAAAGTTTTTTATAGAAAGCTTTAATACTGAAGCGTCACCAGTTCCTGACCCTATAACCCTAATGTGATCATGAGGCCCTAATGAAGAATAAGTTCCATCAGAAATATGAGATTCAGTGTTATCAAACAGATGACAAGAATTTAAAATACCTGAGGAAAAATTTGACCCCTGATTAGGAACTAGCTCTATATACCTCGATTCATCAGGAATTTCATGATTAATAACGTTTTCATTCCAATATAGAAGTCTTATTGTTTGACCTTGGGTAATATTAGCATAGTTTCCATGTCCATTAAAAGTATTTGTACTTCCGTCAAGATCAACTTCCAAATCTACATCTCCATAAAGAACAAAACTAAACTCCTCGTTAACATTATTTGACTGAACAGGGTTTTGCTCTAAAGTTAGCAGTTGCTGTTGAATAATAGTTATAATTTCGTTAATGTTGTTAACGTTTTGAGTATGATCAGCGTTATATTGATTTATGTATTGCTGATCTACCGTACTTATTAAACTTAAATCACCTAAAGCATCAGCTACAGTTGTTGCAGTAAAGTCTTGAGCACCATTACTTAGGTTTGTTAAAAGACCCAATAGTCTAATTATATCTGAACTTACTTCTGTGTACATATCTGTCATGTAATCAGCAGATTCCATAGCAGTTGATACTAATTGAGTTATAAAATCAAAGTTATTGTTTCCTGCGTCAGTAATACCTTGAAGGTAAGCCTCGTCTTCAAGCACGTCAACTTGCTCTTGGGTGAAAAGGTTATCAGGATTAACTGATAGCTGACCTTCATTATATCCCAACAAGTAAGCCTGATCATTTACAGCTTGGTTATCAGAAGTAATGTCTACTGAAGCAGCACCGTCTGCAAAACCATTGTTATAATAAACATCTAAATCATCTTCGGTATACATGTTTGCCATCGAAACAGCTTGCTGTACTATTAATTGCTGAATAGATTGATAATCAGTATTTACCTGATCAATTATAGTCTGAGTTAATGTTACGTTATCAGGCAGCTTAACTAAAGATATATTATCTACAGAACCATCAAAAGATTGCCCATAAATATTTACTTTAACAGTAGATCCAGAAGGATCAGATGGTGTAAAAGCAAAGTTGTGTATAACAGAATTGCCTTGAATAATAGGATCTCCTACAGCAATAAGAGGATTACTACCCTCAAAAACTTCTCTTAATTTCACTTGAGGTGCTCCAGAACCAAAAGTATCGTATGAGAATATGTAATTCCCCTGAGTTAGAGTTGAAGAAAACATCTCAACATAGCTTGAAGATCCTGCCATAGTTTGATTTAAAGCGTATCCAGGATTACTAAGAAGTAAAGATTCGTTTTCAACTGACCAAGTAGTTTCCGAAGAGGAGTTGAATATAGTGACATTTTGAATACTATTATTGGCAAAGTCACCGTTAGATATAAGGTTAGTTAAAGGTAAGTTGGTAATAGCTGCATCTAAAGCTAACTGCAACGTCTCTGCAATCTCCTCACCATTAGCTATGGCAGCATCTAAATCAGCTTGAGATATACCATCCTCTGGGGTAGTGGTCTCAAGTTGACTTTGTAGATCATTAGCTATATTAATTAAAGTTGTTAAGTTTTCTTGAGCAGCCGCTATATCAGGGTTTACTCCTTCTAACGTGGCAGTAGCAGCGTTGAGGTTAGTCAGTGCCGTTTCTAGCTGTTGGTTAAGTAATACTCCAGCATCATTGTATCCAAGCAGATATTGAGCATCAAGTTCTGCCTGTGCAGCTGCAAGAGCTTCTACGGCCTCTTGTGTTTCTGCATTCGCTGCAGCAAGTTGATCATCAAAATCTGCTTGTGCAGCAGCTGCAGCATCTGCAGCCGCACTAGATTGTGACTGAAGATCTGAAAGAAGAGATGAATTAGCTGTAGAAAGATCACTCAAAGAATTGAGAAGAGTTTGAACGTGACCAGTCATAGCGTCAAGCTGAGTCTGGTACAAGGCGTAATCACCAAGTACAGTAGGTGACGTAATAGAGTACCCTCCAGGATTTGCAAAACCTTCGCCTTGACCAGCCGTAACTATACCCCCTACAGTTTGTTGCAGCTCTGTAATAGAATCTACTAAAACAGAATAATCATCACTTACAGTACCAGCTGCTGAAACAAACCCAGCAATATCAGAGTAACTAGAGTTTGAGGATATATTAGAATCTATGTCAACAACAGCCTGAATAGCTTCTTCTAAAATTGCTATTTGCTCTGTTATATTTCCTTGAACCTCTTCATTAGAGAATGAAGCGTTATTAAGTAGGGTTATTAAACCTCCTAGCTCATTAGATATTTCATTAGCAGATGCTGATGCTTGCTGGTAAGCCTGAATTAAATTTTGAACACCACCAAGGGTAGTTGGCTGCACAGAACCTATAACTTCATTTACTGCACTTTGAATGTCTGACAACTCTTGTTGTGCAGCTTCATTTTGAGTTAATAAATCTTGATAATCATCTATACTGTCTGCACTTATTTCTTGTAGACTAAAGTTATCAAGATGCACTTCACGAAAATTTTCATTTAATCTTATAGCAAATGTAGATCCTGTAGCTTCATAATAAACTATTTTTTGATCACCACTACTTACACTTCCAATGGTGATCCAACTTGATGTACCATCGTAATATGATAATTCACTAGTTTCTTCACTACCTGAGCCAAAAAATCCTGCAGAAATAGATTTTACTATATCAAATGAAAGTCTATAAAACTTTCCAGTTTCAGTAATGTTTAGTGATTCAGTCGAATTATTAAAAGCGGCAGCAGCTGTTATATGAATACTATTAACGCTACCTCTCGCCATCTTTAAAACTGAACTGCCTTCGGTAGTTGTAATTGCCGCCGATTCTGCAGTAACATTTACACCACTTCCAAAATTACTAGGATCATTATAATGAATCCAACCATTAGAACCAGTATTTAAAGATTGAGTAAATGGAAAAGAAGATATTCCGCTTGAATCTCCAAAATCCCCATTTGTTAGTAAGTTCTGACCTAAAGCATTAATTACAGTAGTACTAGTGTTTTGAGCATTTTCTAAAGCCTCATCTAACTGAGATTGTAAATCTGCTATAATACTAGCTTGAGATGCAACACCTTCTGAAAAACCTTCTTCATAACTTCCATCTCCAATACTTTCTAAAACTTGAAACAAACCAGCTAATGTCTCGTCATTATTTTCAATAACAGATTCTATATTAGTTAAGCCAGAGCTTATATAGTTATAGCTACCTATAGCTTCAGCACCATCCATTTGAGATGCAGCGTTTAAACCCCCTATGGTAGCATTATACTCACTAATTACACTAGTAAGTTGTCCTTGAAGAGTTGATATAACTTCTTCTAATTGATTAATTTGTACATCATAATTACCAATATCTTCAATAAGGTTGTCATAGTTAGATCCGTATTGAATAGTTTGAGTTAAGTTAACATTAACACCATCAAACCAAGCTAAATCTCTTTGAGATGTACCTGCTAGATAATCAGATATAGCAGTAGCAGCATCAGTACTAAAAACTAAATCGAAGGTATAAGAAGCTCTAAAATCTACTATAAGTTCAGTTTCAGGATTTCTAAATTGTCTTATTGACACGTTAGACATTACTATAGTATCTTGCTCTGCAAAATCATTAGCTACAATTAATTTAAATAATTGATTATTCCCTTGAGCCTCAAACTGAAAAGAAAAACTACTATTAGTAGAAGTTACTGCAGGACTAACGTTTTTACCATCTTGTGTTTGAAAAGTAATAGAATTTCCTGAAGATGAAAAAGTAGAAATATTTGCCTCTATTCTATAAACATCACCTTTAACTATCCCACCTAAAGGAACAGGAAAAAACACTTCTCTATTAAATGATCCTCGAACTGGGTTTTCTATAGTTATAGAATCATTAAGTATAGATACGCTAGAATTAGCGTCAATAAAATTAAGACCAGAATTTCGATAAGAACTAAAACTAGATAAAGAATTGTAAGACTCTAAAACATAAAAATCACTAGCAGATGCTGTAGCACTAAGGTTTGGTGATCTAACAACCCCTAGTTGAGTGTTAACACCAAAACTAGTTGCAACATTATTGTTTAATGTAGATATAGTGTGAGTTGAAGCAGAAGTTGATCCAGGAACAAGTATTTGAGTACTAAAAGGTACAGAAAGTTTGTCGTGAAGAGAGGCAGCTATTTCAGTCATATCTCCATCAAACTCAAAAGGATCACCACTATTAAAGTCACTCTCAAATTGATTAAACACGTTTTGAGCAAAAGGTATAGCCTCAACAGTACCATTACCATTTTCAACAACGCTAAATATTTTAAACTCGTTTTGAGGATCTTGAGGTGTGATAGGGTTTATACCAGTAATAGTCATTTGAACCTCTGTTATGGCCCCTTCTCCTGAAAAAGGATTATCAACACCTATAGGACCTCCATCTTCAGGGTCGATTGGAGCAACACCAAAACCTCCGTCTACAAGTATAAAAGAATTAAGAGATCCTATATTAATTGCTGGAATAATAGGATCTTCAGTTTGTTGTATATTTAGCTGACCATAAGGAGGGAAGTCATCAACTGTATTACTCCAAAGAGCACCACCAGCAGTACCTACCTGATTTGCAGTACTCCAAAAATCAAGTTTAAAATCTAAATTTGGTTGATCAGCTATAATCCTAACAATAATGGTTGCTGTACCATTCATCTGAACATTAGGGGTTAAAGGAATGTAATCAAGGGAATCATTATAAGTATAACTATTTATGTAGTAAACTTCTGAATGCCCAGTCATTTCAGTTCCAGTATCAAAATGAACAAGAGGAATATTTTGACTGTGTAAACCGTTTTCTGGATTAAAATTTGCGTATATAGCAGCAGCAGTGTCTGTGTATATAAATTCAGCTTCAAAATCTCCATCGCTCCAAGTAGGAAAAATACCAGTAGGCCAATAGGCTAAAGAAATTAGATTAGGATTACCAGGACTAACAAAAGTGTTGCGAATTTGATTAACTGCATAATAAGCTCCAGCATTCTGTCGACCTGTTAATATAATATCTTGATAATAATGAATCTGCGGAACAGGTGGCTCCTCTATAACCTCTTCGTCTATTAGCTCCACTATAGTTTCAGACTCATCTATAAAATTATAGTTAACCTCCTGAGTTCCCTCTATGTTCTCTACAGAGCCTGAAGTACCATCAGATGAAGCAACATTTCTAATATTCTTTGCGTCTCTGTAGTCACCCTGTTTAATTAAGCGTGGTTCAGAATCTTTGTCCATACCACCCGTAAATACTCTCTTATCTTGTGCCATTGTAAATTATATCTTAGGAGATTGCTTAAATGCCTTTCTAGAAACCTGCATAGCAGCTTCTTTATTAAAGTTCATCATTCTAGCTCTAGCTAATCTTTTTTCGTTGTAGTAAGCTCTTTTAGCCATTTGTTTTTCGTTAGCAGGAATGCCACGTTTTCTTTGAATATACTTGTAGTAAATATAACACCTCAAAGCTTCTTCGCAAAACTTATGAATCCTAGGTGCAGACAAATTACTACCCATCTGAATTAACTCTATTCCTTTAGATAAAACTTTACCTTGTTGGCTTGTAGCTCCAACTACAAAGTTTAGATTCCCATAATCATCAAGATTACCTTCAGGATTATCTCTTTTTGTATTTTTATAAGTTACTATAGCAGTATTACCGCTACTACTAGCTGACATAATATTACTAAATGGGGATACACCAAATTTTTGATGACCGCTATTAATTACATCTGCAAATTTTCTAGCAATATCGCTAGCTGTATCTGAAGCAGAAATAACAATTTCAGTACTTGCAGTGCTAGATGATGCAGTTCCTCTAATAAATTTGTAGTCTTGATAGGCAACAAACCCAGTTGTAGTAGGATGAGGTATGCGAAAAGCAACAGATTGAGAGCCAGAAGCAGGGATATACAAGTTGCTATAATTGTTGAATGTTAATTTTATTATATGATCAGCAGCTCTATTATCTTCAGTAATACTTGTACCATCAGAAATATACTCCATAAAAACCGTTTTACCAGATAAATCTGAAGAGAAATTTATAGTGTTATCATTTCTGTTTAACCTATAGTAGCCTAAAGAGTTTTTTCCTCCACCTACTCCGAACTTCTTACCTATATCTGTGTGGTAGTAAGGATTATTCTCATCATAAGAGCTACTACCAACCTCAGAGGACACGCTTGAATCTAAAGATAGATTAGAATCATAACCTAACGACACAAAATTTCCGTCATCATTTTTATATCCAACCTTCAATAACTTAAGGTAATCATCAGGTAGGGTGCATTGAAGTGTTGTAGAATCTACAATAAGTGTAGTTGTCTTAACACTTTGTTCAACATCAAACGTAAGCTCTCTTAAGCCTTGCATTGCTAGTAATCTTAATTGATAGATTTGAGCCTCTTTATCATAAGAGGTGTCATCCATCATTAACTGAAAGTCGTTTACTACTTGATCTATATCTGTATAATCCATTGCCATAATTAACTATCTGCTTTTATTTCGTTAGCCTGAGCGTATTGAACAACTTCAGGCTCTCTAATTGAAACTCCTAAATACTCTAATATTTTCACAACTAACTCTCCATGACACCTACTAGATATTCTAAAATTAACAGAAGCTCCAACATCATAAATTGGCTTCCCTGATACTGTGACGTAAGACCATTTAGGTACAGTGTCACCATAATAATAACAATAAACAATAATTTTTGTTACGCTATCAGGAAAAACATTAATAACCTTACCTTTAGCGTTTCCAGAAATTAAAGCTATAGGGTAGTAATTAGAAGGTTTTACCAAACTACTTCTTAGTATTTGATTTACATCACTAGGCTTTACTATATCTACAGGAATGTTTGAGGATATTGAGTAATCATCACTAGGCGTAGAAAATATTGCCTCTATATAATCGCAAATTAATTGAGCCCTACCTCCTTCATAAGAAACGCTGCCATCAACTACATTTAACTCTTGTGGGCTAAAAAAATTAGCTATATCTTGTTTTGCTAACTCTGGAGACAAAGTCTCTGCGTATGCTCCTTGTATTCTCTTAGTTGGAGACTTTTCTTTTATTATAGAAAGTCTTTTATTGTATAGTTCTAGCTCTGCTTGTTTTGCTAAAAGATTGAAATCAGTAGGGGATATAAAACCTCTCTGTTCTTTATTAGCAAAGGTTTGCACCAGTCTATATATTTCATCAATCGTCATTATTGTGTATTTTATTCCCTAGCAAAAGTACGAAATTAATTCGTATAACAAAAAAAGGGAGACTGTTAAGTCCCCCTCTTGCATATATAACATTAATACATTATCCATTAATTGCTTTTAGCCTACGCTCTATCTCAGCGTATATCTGCTCTCCCTCACCTTCAGAGCAAAAGTCTACCATTCTTTCGATAGGCTTAACTCCAATTGCAGGGACACAAATAGTATTACCTGAAGATACCCAAGTTACACCTGTTTTCTTCATAGAGATAATACCTGATTCCTCAGCCATTAATAAAAGTTGTTTCATCTCTGTACGAGGATCATTCATACCTGCTAAGAAAGCTGTAGGATTCTTTTCTGCTTGAATCTTCATATCCCAGCGAATCTCATCTACACTCTTGTTAGTATTAACACCTAATACCTTAGCATACCCTACAAGCTCATTTAAAGGCATTTTAAGAGCACTTTGTACAGCGTCCATAACATCAGCAACCTGAGCTATTTTATCTTGCGCAGCCTTCTCATCGTCCTTCATTGTAAATAAAATGTTTTTAGATTTTATTCTATGAGGATTACTACCATTAGCGTTACAGGTATCTAAATATTTTTTAAGGGTAGGGTTAGTGTGATCTACAAATACAAATCCATTTGTGAAAGCAATAGGCTCTCTCATTTTAGCTGTTTCTGGGTGATCGTCTACAAATATAGAAGCCTCTCCAGGAACGTATCTAATCTTTCTATTCTCACCTGTTTCAGGGTCAAATATAATATCCTCAGCTTTTAATAAAGAAACTACAGGGTATTGAGGCATACCTCTTCTATCTTTAGCTTTAGAAACTAATTGATATACAGAAGCCTTATACTCTTGTTTCTTATTAGCAAATCGAGGGGTGAATTTTTTTTCTACTACGGGAGCTTTAGCTTCAACCTTAGTAGACGTAGGAGGCGTAACAGCCTTACGAGTTTTTGTCTTTGACATAATAATTATTTTCTAAAATTAACTTAAAGTTTATAAAAGGGGGAGAGTAAATCCCTCCCCCAGTAATATAATTAACTATTTCTAGTTATTAGTCAGCATTTTCAACGTGTAGTATATCAATGTCTGTGATACCTGTTAAATTTTGCTCGCTTCCTGAATAACCATCGAACACTGTCAATATAGCTTCATTTTTATCATTTGAAAAATGAACCATTTGTTGAAGTAGGTTGTCCATTACAGCTTTTTGACCATACTGAGCTGTTGCTAAGATAACAACATCTACGTTGTCACCTTGAACATCATCAGCATCACCACCAGACCCGCTAGAGGCTTTAGGTGTAAAGAATAAACTTACTGCATCGTCATCATCAGTTACAGCACCTTTTTGATCAGAAGTACCTGAACAAGCACCTCTAAAAGAACTAAAAGGATAATAAGTTGAACCAGTTACCTCATCATCTTCTGATGCAGCAGCAGTTCCTTTTCTAAAGTATAGATATTTTTCTACCATTTTCTTATCTTTTATATATTAATAATTATGATTTTTTGAACAATAAGAAACGGTTAGGAGCAAATCCTTCAAAACCACGTTCAGTACGGTAGTTACAACGTAACTCATCTGTTTCGTTAGTTTTGTTTTGTAGAACTGCAGAACCAGTTAACCAGTGCTCCATCTCACGAGAGTATCCGTTAGCTGCTTTGTATCGCATACGTAACGAAGGAATCTTCTCACCAGAACGAGCATCTTTTTGTGAATCCATAGGGATACACATTCCGTATCCATTGTATTTAAATCCATCAGCACCTAACAAGTCAGGACGGTTGAATAAGTCATAAGTTTTCTTGTGGAAAGTATAACCACCACGAGAGAACGAGTTGAAACCTAAATTTAACGCCATATCTTTGTTATTTGCAAAAGTACCATAGTTAGCACCACCTGCAGCGTAAGCTCCTTGTGCAGCTAATAAGTCATCAATATCTAAAGATAAGTTAATACCAGCATAAAGAGCCATCTCTTTTGCACCACGATATTTATCTAAAGACTTAACAGCAGCATCAAAGTCAGCCATTGTAATTGCAGAAGAACCAAGATCCATAGATTGACCTTTGTTTTCAATAAATGGTAAAAGACCTTCTGTAGTTTTAACTTGAGAACCAGCACCATCAATAGCACCATCTTCAAGTACAGTAGAACCAACACCTACAATCATTGCAAGCTCAGAATAATCTAAGAAACGCTGATAAGTGTCAGCCTCACCTTGTAAATACCATAAGTATCCAGAACCATGCTCAGGAGAGTTAACTTTTACGTAAACTGCGTTAGTTGCTTCAGAACCAGAAACAGTGAAAGATTCTTTAATAATCTGACATCTGTTAGAGTAGTGATGAACCATCGGAGTTACACCAACTGGCTGACCAGTTTGTTCTGCGTAAGCGTTACCTACAATAGCAAAAGTTGTATCTGCTTGACCTGCTGCAACCGCACCAGTTGATACAACTTTAATTCTAAATTGTTCTTCTGGTTGAGAAGAAGCTTCACCATCATCATGCTGACCAGTTACATAGTACATAGTACCTGTGTTACCTAAAATAAGGTCACCATCACGAACTGCAGTGTTACCAGAGCTATCTCGATCTCCAGAAGCTACTGTTAAATCATCTCCAGAAATAGATCCTGTAAATGAGTTATGAAGAAGAGTTTCTTCATAGTGTTCAAAAAGGTTTGCTTTAGTTTCTTTCTTAGAACCTAAAAGCTCCATTAATCCAGTAATCCCTTGATTACCGTATCGTTTAATAAGTTGCTCATCAACATCACGTTGGTGAAAAGCTGCTGAAGTATCACCAGAAGCGATTAAGTCTGCAGAAGACACGTAGTTTGATGTCATTGCAACTGCTGCACTTGATGGTGTTGCCACCATGTTAGTACCTAAACTTACTGTTGCCATTTTTTATAATTTTAAATAAATAATAATTAATTTTTTAACCAAGTATTTGTCGTCTCAACATATCAAGAGTTGACTCTTGCTTTACTGGAGCTTCTTGTTTATCCTGAGTAAACGAAGGGTTCTTAATCTCATTAATTACGCTTTCTGTTCCTTTACTTCTATACTGATTAGCAACACCTCTAACAATCTTATCTATATTGTTTAAGATGTACATATCCGTATTCAAAGCGTCAAAGTCCCAGTCACCACTTTCATTAACATACTTATCAAAGAAGTTTTCTAGGTTAGAGTTATAGTTTTTAATCTCCTGACGAGCATCGTCATCTAGATTATAAACAAACTCATCACCCTTGTCATTCATAGAAAAAGACAAACCTTCTAGGTCGTCAACTGTCCCTTCCATCTGAGATAACCATTCACTTCTCTCTGCTTCAGATACAGCAGGATCATCTGCCTTTACGGGCATAGCATAATCCTCCTTAACCTTATTAAAGTAGTCTCTAGCAGCTTTAGCGTCCTTCATAAGCTGAACCTTACCAGCGTTGGTCTCCCTCTCACTATAAGCCTCCTTGTCTGTTTTGTACGTTGTCGCCATATAGTCATTTAACTCTGCATCAGTTAAATTTGGATTATCTAATCTTAGATACTCCTTCATTAAAGCGTCATCAGACACGTTGGTTAAATCAACCGTTTGAGTGTTTAGGTAATCTTGAACTGTACGACCAGTATTCTTAACATACTCATTAATAACTCGAAGCTGCTCGCTAGCAAAGTCATTGCTTTCTGTTTCTATACTAGTAGTCTTGTTAAGATCATCAAATGATGTTAGGTCTCGCCCAAGCTTTTCGCTAAGGTATTGTAAGACAACTTCATCATCACTGATTTCCTCACCCTCTTGTGGTTGACTAGTTTGAGGTTGTTCCTCAACGTTAGTAGTTTCCTCAGTATTTAAAGAACTCTCACCTGTCAAGTCTATAACGTTAGATTGCTCTTGCGCTACAGGTTGCTCTGACTCGACTGCTTGGTTTTCATCACCAGTCAAGTCAACGATATTTTGTTTAGATTCAGGTTGTACAACCTCGCCTCCAAACTGTTTTACTAATTCATCTCTTATATCCATTGTCTTAAATTTAATTTATGTTATTTTCGCAAATATAAACTATTTTATATTAATGTCAAACTATTGAGGTGTGTTTTGATCCTCACCTAAAGGACCTCTCTTACCTTGTCTCTGTTCAATCATCTGAGATTGATTCATAGCAGACTGTTCTTGGACAGCTTTACGAACCTCTCCCTGAATAGATGCAGCACCCTCTTTACCTAAGTTTCCTAACTCTATTTCCCTCAACCTTCTTTGATGCTGAGCCTGCTCAAACTGCTCTTTAAGTTGGAACTCTAATTGTTTCAACTCCATGTCTGCTTGAGCTTTAGCTTGAACACGAGCCTGCTCTATCTGCATCTCAGTCTGCAACTCTTGTTGCTTTAGCTGTGCAGCTTGTTGAGCAGACTGCTGTTGTAGTTCAGCGTTTTGCTTAGAAGCTTCTTGTGCTTGCAATTGCTGCTCTTCTTGATATTTTTTTCTTCTTAAAACAAGCATTTGATTAGCCATCTTAATATTCTTAATAGATCTAATCATAATGGCATCTTCTAATCTAATTTCTTTCTGAGCTATAGATGCTTGTATATTCTGCTCCATCATCTGCTTCTCTTCCTCGCTAGGTGCAACATCTAGTGTTATACCAAACTCGTGAATAGAAAGCTTCTTCATCATATCTATAGAGTACATTGCAGTATCACCTATAACGTTAGCATACATCTTATGTAACCCTTTAAAGTTTACTAAATCTTGCATACGAACAGTTATGCTTTGAGAAACTCTTGTTGTAACGTTAAGATAAGCATCGTTAATATCTCTAGTAGCATTGTTAGATGCTAATAAAGATAGTTTTTGAACTCCTACCAAAGCTTCGCTAGATGGCTTAGAAGCGTCTCTAGATTCGTTTACACCAGTCACATCACGAATCATTTGCATGTTGTGATTATAAACACCTATAAGAGTGTTAAAATCACGACCTATACCATTCTCTAACTCCTGAATTGGCATAGCCCCAGTCATCTGACCTTCATCATCTATACGTCTGTAATATATATTACCAGTTTGATCGTATATCTCTTGAAGCTCCATAGGTGTAAATGTACCACCATCACCTTTTGAAACGTTTTCCAAAGAACCTATTTCAAAAGCCGCACCCTTTGGTCTAGCTTTAGCTAAAGTATGTTGTATTTTAAGGTGAGCTAATTGTATTTGGTCAGCAAAAGGAATCATTCTATCTACTAAAGAACGACTCTTCATTTTGTATAAGTTTGGTTGATACACTATATAAGATAACCTTGTTTCAGATAAGTTAGACTTAGCCCTAGGCATATCTTGCATCATGCCATAATTAAATATATAATCTGTTCCTACAATATACTTACCCTTATATATAACCTTTACTGTTTGACCTATATCTTCTCTCTTTGTTTTAGAGTTTTTAGGTTTTTTATAATTAGAAGGTTTTTTGTTTACAGAGTAACCACCAAATCTATTTTCTTTCTTCTCATATTTTAAAGAGTGACTTGTAATAAACTCAGCATCTAATATATTAACACTAAACTTATCGTAGTCATAAGTCTCGTTACCATTCTCGTAATAAGCTTGAGTACCATAATTTGATGGGTTATTATTTTTTCCAGCATACTCTCTAGCTATTTTAATATAATCCTCCTCACTAAACTCATCACCAGCTTGCATTTTTAAGTCAGCAATAGTAATAGAATAAATCTCACCTGCGTGTCTTATATTTTTAAAGTCTGGTTTAGCAGAAAAAGAAGTTATAAGGTTTACAGGGTCAACGTGACGTATCTTAACACCTTCTGTTTTTGAAATTTCTGTTTTAGCAGCACATAAACCTAAAACAACAAGATCACGAATCATATATCGTTTAATCTCGTCATAGTCGTTAATATCTAAAGTGTACTCTATTGCTTTCTCTAAAGCTATTTCTACATTTTGCTTATAATTAAGTGCCATAAACATTTCAACTTCTTCAGAGCTTTCAGCAACAAACTCTTTAGGAGCTAAAGGCAAACCAGTTTCATCCTCTAAGTTTTGTAAGAAATCTTTAGTTAACATGTTGCCATACAACTGCTTTTTCTTTTCCATTCTTTCGTTAGCAGCAACAGGATCTATAGTTTTAGCTTTTATATCATAGTCTTGATTAACCATTCCGTTAACAATAACGTCAACAAACTTAGGTATAACAGATACAGGGCTCCAGTCTATATTTAAATAAGAAGAATCCCCTTGAACATCAAGAAGGTCTTTATATTTACCTACATCTTGGTTTCCCTCAGCGTAAGATCTGTTACGATTATATCGCATCTTACGATCTCTAAAATATACGTCACCATTATTATGCCACTCGTAGTACATGTTTTTAAAGTACTCAAGTCCATACTCTTTAGTAGCTTTTTCTTCGTTAGTTGCTAAAGGTGATGGATAACCATTTAATTTGTTTTTATTATTACCGTAAGTCATGATTTTATTTGTTTGCTAAACATTCCTTTGTTACTATATCTTTTAACTAAAGGAGATGACACCTTTAATTCTTTTTTAGGTTTTATATATTTCTGTGACGCTAGTAAAGCTAATGAAGACGATATACTAGCATCATACTTTGTTCTATTATCTATCTCGAACCTACTCCAATCATCAAGAAGCGTATTAAAAAAACATCTACCAATCTCTCCAGTCTCTGCGTTATACCCAACATGGTCATATATGTATGTTGCTATAGCCTCTGCTTGAGCATTTATAACTGCAGCACCTGATCCAGGTATACCTTTAGTCTTTTGTTTTCCTCTACTCCACTCTGTGTGAGTCATATCTGGTCTATCCATCAAGTACTCATAGTATCCTCTGTTTTCAAAATACTTTAGTATTCCCACCTTATTATTCTCTACCAATATCTGACAGCCATAGAATACGCACATCTTAATCATATCCTCGTAAAATATTTCTGCTTTAGGAGGTCTATTAATGTACTCACATACAAACTGCATAGACGCATCACTTGACATGCTAAACTTATGAAATACATGAGCAGCAGCATCAGACCTTCTACCATCGGTAGTCGTGTCATGATCGTAAGGGTCACAGCCTGCAACAAGTTGATCTGATCTACCAGGAAACTTTTTATTAAATCTAGACGATACAACGTTTTGATTCTGAGCCTCTGGAACCCAAGTGATTTCCCACTTACCCTTTCTGTGAGGTATCCATATAACCTCGCTATCCTGTACGCCATTTTTCCAAACAAACTCACCCCTTGTTGTAGGAGTATTATTAACTTCGTTGTAATCCATTTGTTGATAAATTCTCTCGACATCAAATATACAACTTTGTGTATCATTTCTAAATGCTTCTTCTATAGTAAACGGAAACTGACGCTTAAACTCTGATAACGCTGTTGTATCATTCTTTAAAGCATCCCTTCTATTTTGTATATAATCTTTAGCACCAGTATCAACAAGCATATCATCAATCCCCATTACAGGAGTCTTTGGAGTATCTACAACACTATAACCATACTCGTCAATAAATCCCTCTAGGTTATCAAACGCAGGTATAAATAACTTATACAAACCGCTCTTTGTCCTACCATTAAGATCTTTCTCTCCCATATCAGAGTTGTAGAATATATCTTTAAACTCTGCACCACCATCCTGTTGTTTATTAGCAGTGGAACCCATCATACACTTTCCAACAACCTTTCTACCCAGTAGTAAACAAGTTTGAGTTACACCCCAGTTTTTCTTAATAGAGTTTTGTCCTGTCCACTTACCAGCCTCATCATGTATAAGAAGTTTAAGCTTCATACCATCATAGCTGTTGTCTGCTGTGTTTCTCCAATCTATTATAGAATTTAAAGCTTCAGACTTTTCTATATGTTTTTGATTCTTAGTAATCTTTTTAGCTGGCTCTCTAAACGCTAGCTCTACACGAGGATTACTAGAACCATCCTGTATAGGTTGAAAGAAGAAAGGGTAGTTTCTATATATACGAACTACTTTGTCAGTAAACATAGTCTTAGCATCAGCTCCAGTTTTAGAAAGCAAACCAAAGTTACTATCGTAAATCTGTGTAGCTTGATTAACTATCTCGCTACTAGCCATGTAAGAAAAACCACTACGCCTGTTTTTAAGAAAACACATTCCGTAAGAGTTCTTGTCGTTTTTACACGCTTCCCAAAAAATAAAGAACGTTCTGTTAGCATCCCTATAATCAGGATAACCAACATCTATTTTACTCCACTGGATGAACATATAATGAGATCCAGTAATATAAGTAGGGGTGCCATTATTGTAAAACCACAATCCTTCTCTTCTACGTCTAAACTCCTCTTCTATGTAGTCTACATAATCTGTAGCATTATCCCTTGTTAAACCCCTTGGTATATCCTCTCTAGTCCACTTTTGTTTTTTCTTAGGGAGGTTATGATATAGTATATCTTTTTTATATCTAGGCTTTTTAGGTAGAACTATCTTTAAGTTATCAAACTCTAAGATCTCTCCTTCGTTACCCTCTATTAGATATATAGTATCACTTTTTTGCATACCGTTCAGCAAAAGACCCTTTAAAGTCTTTTTTCTCTTCTATTAAGGATTCACCTTCCTTGATTCTATCCTCAAGGTTTTTTATTCCTAAAAGAATTTCTTGACAATCTTCAAAGCATTCTCTTTTTGCTTTTATAGCTTGTCTTCTTTTAGCATCATCTTCCTCTATTAAAGGTTTGCCTATCTCTTCAATAAGAAGATCTACAGCTCCTTTACTTGCTTCTATTAACTTCTCTAAAGTCTTAAGAGCATAATCTCTATTCTGCTCCTTCATATACAGCTAATACATCAAAGTTACGCATACGAAGAAGTTTTCTACCGTCTATATCCATATCGTACTCAGAGTTCTCGCTCCACATAACTCTATCTCCCTCACTAACACCCTGCTCTTTCATCCAGTCAGTTATTATAACTGCTTTTCCATGAAGCTCCACTTCAGATGCTGAAGTCTCTAGAAATATTCCAGACTCAGATTGCTCTGGTTCTTTCATCTCTTGCTCCATGAAGTTCCATACTCCTACAGGAATGTACTCTTCGCCTCTTTGTATAAGATATATCTGCTCTGCAAAAGCTTGATATATATTATCTTTATCAGCATGTTTAACAAGGTTTACAGGTGTTGCTATAAAATGGTGAAACCAAACTTTATCACCCTCCTGTATTCCTGTCTCTTTAGTGTCCTGCATTGGTACCTTATATACCGTACCATACTGTCTCGCTAACCTCATAGGATCGTAAGAGGTATCTCTATACAACTCCTTACCGTTTAACATTATAGTATCTTCTGTTTCTTTTTCTACCTCTATCCAGTAGACATCTTTAATTGGCTTCATTTTTGCTTATATTTACGTTTACTTTTTTTTACTTAACCTCGTACTCTTCTTCCAGCACTGCAGTGTTATACTCTATAGCTGTGGGTTGAGAGAAAAACCTTTTCCAAGGTCTTGAAAACTCTTCGCCATCTTTCTTTATATATACATCGTATACAACCTGTTGATGTTTATACCACGCAGCTTCGTCTTGTATAATAGCTGTAACCTCTAGTGAACCCCCAAGCATTCTCTGACCTACCTGGTAGGTAAGCCCTTGCTTTAAGTCCCCTATTGTTATCTTTCTTATAATGGGGTTTATTGCTTCCATTTTTCTTTAATTTAAATTTGTTATGTATTCTACTCGTATAAATCTCTAGACATTTTTATAAACCCAACCTGCATACCTCTACCTGATGCACTTAAAGCTTGAATTCCCACAAAAGGCAACAAATCTATATCATCAGTCATAATTAAAGATTTTTTCTTAGTATTAGTTTCAGTCACACCACCAGCAGTTGTTGTTGTTGGCGTAGAGGTTAATCCATATTGAGTATTATCTACAAATACACTAATTCTCCTAGTCTCATCAATAGAAATTCTCAATTTATACACAGTGTTAGCAGCAACTGCTATACCTAAATCTGTTATATAATCTGTGCCACTTACACTATACACAAAATGAAGATTACCGTTAGTTGTTAAAGCTCCTAAATCATCATCAGTAGCATATAAGAAGTAAGCTTGATTTGCATCTGTAGCATAAGCACCAACTTCTGTTAGCTTTAATCCTGCCCATATAGCGGAATTAGTTATAGTATTTGATGTAGATATAGCACAATCAAGTTGTATTCTATTTTCTGTACCAAAAGGAACAGAAGACCAAGCTGAAGAATCAACAGTAGTTGGGATTTCAGTCTCACCATCCCTAGTTGTTAAAACGGTAAAATCGTTGTCAGTAGTTCCTGTAACTAATTTAATTCCAGCAAAACCATTAGTAGGTCTTCCAGCATTACCGCTTACTTGAACAGATCCAGAGTTAGTACCACCCAAAACAAAATTTTGATTAGGAGTAATATAAGGATCTATTACAAAAAACAATTTAAACACTTGATCGGCAATATCAGTACCATTAGTACCGATACGTATTTTACAACTACCATCAGCTACATCAAGAACCATAACGCTAACTATAGCATTATCAGCTGTATTTACACTTGAATCTACTATGGTTACTAAAACTTGAGATGTAGCTCCGTATATATGATCATTGTTAAAAGTAAACTGTACAGTATCTGTAGCAGCTAAATCAACTGATTGCATAGTTATAACACCATACTTAGCATTCAAAGTTACAGTAGTTGTAGCACTCGAAGATTGAGTTACTTGAGTGTCTGCTATACCTAAACTTGGAACTTTTTCAAAATACTCTACAAGCTCAAATCTATTATCTGATTGAGATACAGTACCACTTACCTTAAGATTACCCAAGCCATCAAGAACCATTGATTCAGTTCCAGATGTAGAAAAAGATATAGCATCATTAGAGTGGTCGTATGATATTCTACCAACATCGTTATCACTAGAATCACCAAAATATATATTACCTGAAGCTGAAGATCCAGAAAGTATAGATAATCCAGAATCACCAGAATTTTCTAAAACAATTTGATTAGCAAAAGCACTTGCAGTAACAGAACCAGCACTAGCAGTATAAACATGAAATAAACCATCTGGAACTACTCCTCCAGTACCTACACCTACTTTTAAAAACTCTACTTTATCTGTAGATAATTTCATAGATGTAGAATTACCATCTCCAGTTTCAACACCTTTTAAGGTTGTATCAGAAATCTCAGAAGAAGTCTGAAGTATTCTTTGGTATGTCTTAGATATTGCTTTACCTTTTAGTGAACCCATCTTATTTTTTCTTTATTTTTTCTATAGACCTACCAGCAAAGTAAGCTCCATATACTGTTATTAATAACGTTTGATATATAGGTATATAACTTTCTTGAATCTCAAATCCTCCTGCGTTCCCATCAAACACTGACAAAACTACAAAAATTGCAGTTAAAAATATACATATCAAAGGACGAATGTTTTTAGAAAGCCAATTATCAGACTTCATATCTGCCTCCCATCGTCTGGTAACCTGTTCTTGTGCTTGTGATTCAGCTTGCATAAGAACCTCTTCCATCTTACGCTTTGCTTCTAGTCTTTCTTCTTCAGAAGTGCTAAGGTTGTCTATTACATCTCCAACTTGTTTAACAACACCTCCACTTAAAAAATTTAATAGTTTACTCATAATTACGCAAGTTTGTAAGCAGTATCACCATCTTTATCTTTATACGCTTCTAAAACCTGCTTTCTATTACTATTCTTTTTTAACGATATATGTATCCAAGAAAAATCAAACTCGTTTATCATTTGATCAAATTCTAAACCTGAATCTAATATCCAATCATAAATAACTTTGTTATTCATTTTTCCTTTTTCCCAAAACTGGAGATCCAAAGCTTCACCCTTGCTATGCTGTGAACGATTGCTCCCACCAATTGCACGATTAAGTGACGGGGAACGATAACCACTACTAATCCTGATAGGACCAATAGCGTCACGAAGAGGTTGTATAAGATTGTCAATGAGCCTTTGCATATTTTCCAAGTGTTTCTCCGACATCTCATTGCTTATACCTAATCTTTTTGCTGTGTTACTATGTTCTATCTCTGCACGAGAGAAATTTTTACTTAGTTTCATAATTTAAATTTAAAACGCTTCCATGACTATTTCATCTATAGAGTTTTGAACCTCCTTAAGAGTTGCTTCCATAGTCATCATAATATTTGCTTGAAATCTTTTTACTTCTTCATTGTTGTTAAATATAACAATAGTAGGAACAACTACTATTTTATATTCTTTAGACCATCTTGAGTCAGCAGTTATATCAATTCTTTGAGTCTCGCAGTCTGACAACTTTGACAGCCAAGCTACTTCGTTAGATTTATTAAAACTGGCATTAAACTCAACAGCAACCATTCCGTCAGGAAAATCTTGACCGTACATTGTTGATGTTAGAATAAAAAATATAATTAAAAAGTTTTTCATAAGATTACCTTAACTTATCAATCTTCTCCTCCATTCTAATCATTTGACTCTTAATGTCTTTAACGTCATCCTGAGTTGACATAATTGTTTGTCTAATAAGTTGATCTTTCATATCATACTCCATACGAGTAATTTCTGGATCAGGAGGAAGAGGTAATTTTTTAGCCTCTGCTATATCTGCTTGCAGTACAAACCAACCACTAATTACTGCAGCCATCGCAAAACCTATACCTGCTAGTGTTTTTATACTGATCTTTACCGCTGTATCTTCGTTTAATTCTTTCGCCATTTTTAAAATATTACATAATTAAGACCAACACTAAAGTTGTGCCACTGTCTGTTCCAATACTTATTGTATCTTCCTTCCACAAATATACCAAAACTTTTATTAAATCTATAACCATAAATTAAACCTAAAGAATAGTCAACCCATTGGCCTTCATTAAACTTATGATAAGAGTAAGTATTTTTAGTGTCTAAGTGATATGGCATGATGTTTCCCCAAGTATGAAACCAGAAGTCTTTTGTGAAATGATAATAGTCCAAACCCATGACAAAAGAATACTCAACTATATTAGATATAGAGTTTCTTTGTTTTTCTACATAATTATTTATAACTTGTGGTATAACAACTTCTTCCCACACTTCTTGACTGCTGGCTACAAGAACTCCATCAGGCGAAAAGTATTCCCCCCCTAGGGTGATGTTGTACCCCTCTTGAAGAGCAAGGTATGTATAATGAAGAGTCCCATTATCTAATACCCAGTCTTCTAAAGGATTAAAGCCATAAGGTTCGGCAAGTCTTTGTACTAAACCCCCATTTAATGAAAGCTTACCGCTCCTTATCTTTAATCTAAATCTTTCTGATGCTTCAAAATATTTTATATCTGCAAAACCATCCTCAAGGTACTCTACTTTACTCACCCATTTATCTGCAACATATCTTACAAAGTGATGATGATTAGTGTAGTTTACCCCTAAACGTCTTACAAAATCAGCCTCGAACAAATATTCAAAACCATCAACTCTACCAATGGTTGCGGCATCAGAATAAGAGTTTTCCGTACCATTATAAAAAGTGTTGGCTCTGTTCTCATATCCAAATCTTTTAATCTTTCTAATACCAATAGATATATTATAATCAAATGGTGTTTTAATAGTTTCTTCTTCTAAAGATCCAGATGTTACAGACCATATTTGATCATCACCTAATGATGTACCACCATTAACTGCAGCGTAAAATGTAGAGTATTTAAATATTTTATGTAAATCTTGAGCTTTACAAGACGGAGCAAATAATCCAAAAAACACAACATAAAATAAAACTAGTATTACCCAAAATAACAAATACCCAACATCAGGTGTAAAAAATTCTTTTAATCTTTTCATTTCTTTAATATGCTTTTAGTAGTAGTTACACCATCATATGTTAAACTAAAATAATACACTCCTGAATTTAATAAACTCATGTTTAATTGATTTAAACCTTTTTTAGTATATCTTTCTTTTACGTGTATTACTACTTTACCTGCTGAGTCATAAACAACAACCTCTACCTTTCCGTTAGTTAGTATATTTATATAGTCAGTTACGGGAACAGGATACATAACTACGTTATGTCCTCTCAATAAATCTCTAGTATCTAATGGGCTATCCCAGCTACAGCTCCAGTATAATTCTTGACATTTATCGTCCCACTCATTATTACAACAATAAGGATCTACCATTAAAACCCAAGCGTAACATGTGTCATTCAACCAATATGGATTACCAGGACCATCAACACAACCTGCGTCATACAAACAACTACCATCCTCTGTATTAGAAAACTCGTTATAATTATGTGCCATCTGATCCATACAGCCTTCCACAATGTCTATACAAGCATCATTATCTGTGTTAGCTGTTTCGTCATAATTAAACGACTCTGGATTAGTGCATCCTAATACAATATCAATACAAGAGAAGTCCTCTGTGTTAGCGTTTACACTATAATTAAACGCTGCAGGATCTGTACAACCATAGACTACTTCAATACAAGATTGGTTGTCTGCATTTGCAAGAACATCGTAATTAAAAGCAGTAGAGTCCATACACCCATATATAGGAAGAATGCAAGTATTATCATCTGTATTTGCTTCAGCGTTGTAATTTAAGGCGTTAGGATCATCGCATCCATATATAAATGATATGCACGATTGATTATCTGTATTAGCTAGAGGATTGTAGTTAAACGCTTCACTATCTGTACATCCATATATTACATTAATACAAGAACCATCATCTGTGTTTGCATCTTCGTTATAATTCAACGCAGAAGGATTAATACAGCCGTAGTCAAAAGGAATGCAAGATTGATTATCGCTATTTGCAAGTGGGTTATAATTGTACATTGTATTATCTATACATCCGTATATAGGTGTAATACAAGACCCGTCATCCAGGTTAGCATCTAAAATATAATTTAAAGCTATAGGATTTGTACACCCATAAACTATTCCTTCACAACTCTGGTTATCAGTATTAGCTAAAGGATTGTAATTATAGGCTGAAGAATCAGTACAACCGTATATTATATTTATACAAGACCCATCATCAGTATTTGCGTCCTGATTGTAGTTCAAAGATTGAGGGTTTATGCATCCGTAAATATATTCTAAACAGGTTCCGTTATCTGAGTTAGAAAGAGGATCATAATTAAATGCAGTAGAATCACCGCACCCAAATACAAAAGAAATACAATTATTGCTTTCTGTGTTTGCTTCTTCATTATAGTTATACATTGTTGCGTCCATACATCCAATAACAACTTCTACGCATAACCCGTTATCTGTATTTGCTGCTATATTAAAATTAAACATGCTTGGATCCGTACAACCTTCTATAACATCAACGCAACTTTCATCGTCTGTATTAGCTAAAGGTTCATAATTAAAAGATGCCTCGTTAGTACATCCATACACGTATGGTATACAATCATCGCTGCTATCTGTAGCTTCAGGCATAAAGTTAATTGATAAAGGATTAGTGCAACCAACAACTTCAAGTTCATCACAAACTCCATCTAAATCAATATCATTAAGACAATCTCCGTTACAATCTTCGTAAACTTCTACTGGATAAAAACAACCACCATTGTCTGCGTTAGCTTCTTGGTCATAATTACAAGCCTCAGAATCAGTACATCCTAAATAAATACAATTACCATCGTCTATATTAGATTCTGCATTATAGTTCCAAGCCTGGTTGTCCATGCAACCATAAACTATAGCTTCACAACTTTCATCATCAACATTAGCTTCTGCATTATAGTTAAACGCTAAATCGTTTGTACAACCTAATACAATATCAATACATTCTTCAGATTGAGTGTTAGCAAGAGAATCGTAATTTAAAGCAAAAGGATCTAAACAACCTTCTACAACTGGAATACAGTAGTCCCCACAATATGGCATAACACTATATACATGCCAAAAAGGAGCTTGATAAGCTTTTAATATTCCCGCCCCATTATTCATAAAAGGATTATTTCCCGCTTGTATTGTTATAACATCATTAGAGTTTATTAGTCTAAAAGAATTATGCATTGTTTGGAACTCTACTTCAGCTTGAGTCTGCTGAGGTTTCCCTATCTCAAAATAATAAATATCTACAGGTTTATCAGTGGATAAAGTTATTTCAAACTCTTGATAATGTTCTCCTTCCCCCACAGTATAAGTTCCTATAGATACACCACCCTGAACTAAACCTATATAGGAGTCTCCCCATCCATCACCTGCGTCATCCTCTATAATTAAAGTGTAATCACAAGATGGGATTATATCATTTAATGTAGCCTCAGGATTGTAATTAAATGAAGATGGATTTAAGCAACCTACAGTGTGTGGGTTTGTACAACTTCCATCATCTACATCTGCAAAAGGATTATACTCTATATAGTCAGGATCCATGCAGCCATAAACTACAGGTATAGGGCAGTTTTCTAATTGTATAACTCCTGAATATGCTGCGTTACCAAAACCTGCATCAGGTAAAGACCATAAAGTATCTAAAACCCCGCAAGGTTCTAAGTCACCTAAAATAACAAAATTACCATCTACACCTCCGCTATATAACGACCCTTGCATACCGTCACCGTATGTATCACTTATTATAAGTTCCACACCAGATTCTGGAGCACACAAACTATAAGATATTGTAGTATTTGCTTGATTGTAATTATAAGTGTTGCCTAGAACACTTTCTACTGGTTGTCCTGTAGATATATCAGTAAGAATCCACCCAGTTTCGTTTGGATATTGATCTAGAGTAACTTCTAAAATCATTCTAGCCTCACCATCGCTACACTCTGTATTTATACAGCTACCATTGTCAACCTGCGCCCAAGGGTTATAATTGTTAGCATCTTCATCTGTACAACCCAATACTGGAAACTGACAAGAATTATTATCAACATTGGCTAGAGAGTCGTAATTAAGAGCTAAGGGATCTATACAACCTAACACTGTGTCTATTGGTGCTTCACAGTCACCTGCGTCATAACCAAATTCTTCACAATTAAAATCTATAGGGTTACCGTTCCATGTATATGAACCATCGTCACAAAAACCATCACTTAACCAGTTTTCTGGAGATGGTGTTCCAAAACAGTCAACAAATGTGCTGTCTTGAGAAAATGAGTTAATAGTAATAAATAATAGTAGGTAATTTAATTTCTTTAACACTTCCATCGTCTTCGTGCTTGTCGGATTCTTGAATTAGGATCGTTTTGAGTCTTTTGACTGCTACGTTTTAATTGACCTAGTGATCTAGCACAATAAGATTTACGTCTTTTAGCTGCTTTACTACCAGGCTTTACTTTACCAGTTACTGCAGTTTTAAGCTTGCTACCAGGGTTTGCACGTCTGTAAGCCTTAACACCTTTCTGTGTCATACCTGCACCAGACTTAGTAGGTCTAAAGTTACCAGACTTAATACTAGTCTTTATACCCATTCCTTTTTTTGCTTTCTTTACTGCTTTCACCTTTTTCTTTTTATATCTAGATACTCTGCCTTTAGTGTTTTTCTCAGCTTGAGCTCGTCTTTTTTCTGCTGGTGTAACTTCACTCCAAGTTGAGGGAGTGTCCTTGCTAACTCTTTTGGTAGGTCTAAAAGTATTCTCTCCACCAGAGTAATCTTTCTTACCTTTAGGTGTCTGCCAGTTTTCTTTAAACCATCTTTTAAGGTTTAACCCTGCTTTTGTTTTCCTTATAGCCATAGGTTATCCTCTTTTCTTTCTACACTTAGCTATAGCACCAGAAGCGTAAGCACTAGGAAACACTTTGTAACTTGCTTTTACTTTATAGTAACAAGAGTCTTTTACAGAACCACCTTTTTTCATGGTCTTAACCTTGTCAACTTTTTTCTTTCGCTTTACAGCTTTACAAGTGCAATCTTTTCCCATTATTTATTTGCAAACTTTTCTACGCCAGAAATACCAAACGAGCCTAACACAACCCAAACGAAGGAATCGTATACGAACTCGTTTATTACTAGGTCTGATCCAACCCACCCTGTAACAAGGTCAGCTATCATTATCAAACACATTATTGCAAAAGCTATAAATCCAACTATAGCTTTTTCGTTCCAAGCATTATCGTTTTTAAATATTTCCATTATTACCTTCTTAAGCTGTATTCAAAATCAAATATAAACTCTAAATGATGAGGGGTAAATAACTCTTCATTGTTAGCTAAAGCTTCTCCTGTAACACTTTCAAAAACAATAGAAGTTGCAGTTAAAGATTTAATAACACCAACAACGTTATCGTCAGCATCAACAACTGTTTCTCCAACTCTAAAGTGTAGTAAAGCAGAAACATTGTCTACTGCTACAGTATCTGAAGCACCTGCACTTACAGCTCCATTAACTAAAACTCCAGTTGCCCCATTAAATGTTGGAGTTTCCGAAACACTAACAGCAGTAAAGAAAATACTTCTACTTCCCTCTTTAGGTTGCAGAAGTATAGGGTTATTAAAACTAGTGGTTAACTTATTATCTGTAGTAGATGTAATATTAAAGTTATCAAAATCTGCGTCTGCTGATTGAGTTGCATTTTTGTAGTGACAAAAACCAGTTACAGACCTACTTGCCTGAATAGCAGTTAACTCAAGGCTATCGTCATGTTGATCAGTTTTTATAGCGTTATCATTACTGTTTAAAAATAATAACTGTAAATCTAATGCGTTTGCGTTAACCTGGAGTTTATCAACAACAGTTATGTTTCTCAGAAGACAAGCTTCGTGAACTGGCAACTCTATCTCTATCAAATCAAATAGAGCTTCATCATTTGCGTAAGCATCTAAATCTAATACTGGAGAAACTCTTACTTGTTTAAAAGGCATAATTTTTAATTTTTATTAATATTCAAAATCAAAAAGGAAGGTTATTACATTTCCATAATGTAGAGGATTGTCGTTACAAACATTTACTGCAATTGGTTCTTCAAAAGTTATTGTAGCTTTATCGTCATAACCTCCGCTTTTTGTCATACTTGCTATAACCCCTACAAAAGAACCGTCTGCCTTTGTTACAGAATCTCCTATTTTAAATACAGTTGTAGGATCAGTTTGATCTACGTCTATAGTTTGTGCATAGTCACTCTGAAAACAACAAGTTCCGTTACAAGCTACCCAATTTTGATTAGCTTGACTAACTGCATAAACATCTACACCAGAATCCGCACCAACAGCTACAGCAGGAGCACCACCATTTAATACAGCTGTAAAATATACATCTCTAGATCCTGCCTCTGGCTCTAAAACAATAGGGTTGTTAAATGATGTAGTTAAAGCGTTATCTGTTGTAGAGCATAAGTTAAAATTATCAAAGTCTGCGTCTGCAGATTGAGTTGTGGACTCAAAATGAGTAAAACCTATAGCTCTTCTACTAGCGTTTAACGCAGTTAAAGAAACTGTACCTCCATTTACTGTACCTATAGCATCATCGTTATTATTCAAAAATAACAGTTGCATATCTAAAGCGTCTGCATCTTGCTTTGACCCATCTATAATTGTAATATTTCTTAATAAGCAAGGACCGCTTATTGGAAGCTCAATTTTTGTTAGAGCAAAAAATATGTCGTTATCAGCATACGTAGTCCCTGAACCAACTGCGGGATGAACTCTTACTTGCTTAAAAGCCATAATGTTTTATTTTAAATTTTTATTTTATACGCAAATGTAAGGATAATTTTTTAATTATAATAAAATTATTATCTTTGACCTAATTTAATCTAAGACAATGAGGAATTACCTGAAGTATCTAAGTGATACCATGTACTCCTTTCAAAGAAAGTACAACCTTACGGATAATCAAATAAGGTTTCTCCTTTTTATAAATGACGAGAAGGGATCTTTTACTAAGAGGTTTATAAGGGAAAATATGTACGTTAGTAAAAACTTTAACGATAGAATGTTTCCTGAACTAGTAAAAAGGGACTACGTGTTTGTCTTTGAAAAACGAGCCTGGAACTCAAATCAACCGAACCAGTATCGTGTAACAAATAAAACTCGTAGATTAATAAATAAATTTTACAACGTCCTTGAAGGGGCAGAAGAAATATAAAAATGGCAAGACTTTTTAAAAAAAGAAAAGAACGAAAAGAAGCAGCAGAATTGGCTAGAAAAGCTGAATTACAAGAGTTGAGAGCTAAAAACAGAGCTAAGAGAGAGGCTAAAAAAGCTGAAATGGCTGCTCTAGCTGAAGCTAAAAAAGCTAAAGGTCCTGGAAAATCTGGATTAGCTTCTGCAGAGGAGTCTGCTAAAAAGTCAGCTGAAATGAGAAAATTTAGACAGGATGAAAAACAAAAACAAGCTGCAACTAAAAGAGGCCTTTCAAATATAAAAGCTAGAAGAGAGGCTAAGCCAGGAGAGACTTATCAAAGAACTGAAGCTACAGGTAAGGTAAGCGTAAAGCGTAAAAGCGATCCAAGTAAAAGAAATCAACCTAAACCTGTTGAGCAAGAGTCTTCTTCCAAGGTTAAGTCTGATAAAAAAGAATTTGGAAAACATTCTATTTCTAAATACGGATCAAAAGGTAAGCAAACTTTTAGATCAAAACCAGGAGAGTCTTTAGAAGATTTTAAAAAAAGAATTAATCCAAAACTAAAACATGGCGGTGCTCTAGCTATAATGATTGCACCTGTGGACTCTAAAAAAGTAAAAGCAATTAAAAAAGGAGCTAAAAGAGGTAAAAAATAAATCTAAATGAAATCACCAAAGAAAAATGGTATAGGTGAAGTTGTCACTGAATACGGTACTAGAGTGATGAAGGTTATAAAGAAAGGGCTACTAGGACGTAGCCTTTTTGATTTTTATGGGGATATAAAAGCCCAAGCCTTTAAAACTAAAGAATCATCATCAGTTCCATCCACCCCTGCTGACGGTAAAGGTGGTGTTATATATACCAAATCTGCAGACGGTAAACTATACTATAAAAGTAACGAAGTTTCAGAGGTTGAGCTTAGTTCTAGTGGTGCTACATTAACTACTGAACAGGTTCAGGATATTGTTGGTGCTATGTTTAGTGGCAATACTGAAACTAATATTACAGTTACTTATCAAGATGCTGATGGAACAATAGATCTTGAAGCTACAGATACTAACACTACCTACTCAGAGGCTACAGGATCAGCAGAAGGCCTTATGTCTATCGCACACCATGATAAACTTGATGGCATAGAATCTAATGCTGATGTAACAGACACCGCTAATGTAACTGCAGCAGGAGCCTTGATGGATTCAGAGCTTACAGATTTGGCTGGAGTTAAAAGTCTTGATACCTCTACATTAGCAACTTTAGCAGGTACCCAAACTTTTACTGGAGCAAAAACTTTTGAAGAAAAAGTAACATTAGATGGTAATCGAACTGTAACGCCAGGTGCTGATGGTATAGCACTACATATAGACGCTCAAGATATAACAGATGGAAACACTTCTGCTTCTGGAACAGCTGTTACATATAATCATATAACGTTTGAAAACCCTAGATTATTTGCTACAAACGCTTCTGTAACAACTACAGACGCTTCTACAGTATTTATAAAAGGACAACCAATAGCAAGTACAAATCAAACTATTACTAAAGCTTGGGCTCTTAGAATTGCTGGTGGAAATTCATATTTTGGAGGCAATATAACTGTTGCAGGTAACGAAATAAAAGACGATGATGGAACTACATGTATAACATTTGATAGCTCTGGTAACACAACAATAGCTGGTACTACTTCAGGTACTTTTTCAGGTAACTTAACTGGTAATGCGTCTGGTTCGTCTGGATCTTGTACAGGTAATGCAGCTACTGCAACAGCATTAACATCAGGAGATAAAACCATAGACGGTGACTTAACTATAGATGGTAATAATATAACTAATAACGCTTCAGCAGCAAACTTCAATATAGCATCTTCAAGAATACTTGAGCTGCAGCATGCTGGATCTTACGATATACAGTTAGGTAATTCTACAAACACAGACGTGTTAAAAGTTCAGGGAGACTCAGAAGTAGTTACTGTTAATGGAAAATTAGATGTAACTGGTAACGTTTTACCTGGAATAACATACGTAAAAATACTACCAAGTGACTTTGTCCCAGATGATGTTGGTAGACCTGCAATGATAGACGATACTGGTAGTGACAGGTGGTTAGAGTCTCATGGTACAGCAAAGCTTTTTGCCTATGTAGACATACCTGTTGGCTTTAAAGCTACTCATGTAGACATTTATGGTAGTGCAACATCTGCTGTTACTGTCTATGAAGCTGACGTTAATAGTAAGACGGTAACAAGTAAGGGTACTGGTAATATTGGCACACAAATAAATATCACTGACGTTAACTCTGATGCTACTAATTACATATTAATAGAGTTGGCACAAGCGTCTGGTGAGGAAGTATACGGAGGTAAGTTAACTATAGCAAAAATATAATATGGCACTAGCGGCAAGAAAAGTAGGAACAATACATAATAAAACAGGTGACGATTTGTTAGCTTTAAAAGCTAAGTATGATAATAATAAACATACAGAACTTGAAGTTTTTGACGGTGAGGCAGCACTTATATATCAAATGCAGCTTTTAAAAGAAGATGTAGATGAACTTAGAAGGTTTATAGTAAGTGAGATTGGCAGCACAAGCTATGATGACAAAATAAAAGTTTTACCTAATATGTTTATGTCTAACGATGACGCAAACTTAGAAAGGGTTATGGTAGAAGACGACACTGTAAATAACTTTTCTATTAGAGTTGGTAGCTCTACCATAGAAATGTATGCTATGATAGAAATACCTAAAGGTAAAAAGGTAACACATGGTCAGGTGTACGCATCACAAAATAGAACTTCTTATTTCTACGAAGTAAATTATACCACTGGTGCTGCGTCATTAAAGAAATCAGGACCAGCTAATTCTAATCAAGCTTTTACTGACGCAAGAACTGGAGCTTCCACAGCTGTATCATCTACATCTACAAACTATTTACTAATAAAAGTAAACACAACATCCACCTATGATAAGATTTACGGAGCTGAACTTACTATAGCTGACATATAACGATAAAACAAAAATAATTTTATATATTTGCAAACACACATAATTTAAAATAAAATGGCAACAGTAACAACAAAATTAACAATAACTAGTGCAGATCTATTATCTCAAAACTTAAATATATCTGTATCTAAATCAGCGTCAGTAGAACACACTACAGGTTTGGCTCGTAAAGCTATAACGTCTACAGCTAAAGGTACTGCATCAGGTCAAGTGACACTAGCTACATCAGGAGAGTATACCTCACCTAACTACTTGTACGTAAAAAACATGGATTCTACAGCTACAGACTATATCTCTATATATGCTGATACGTCTTCTGACGATCCAGACTTACTATACTTAGCTGGTGGACAGTTCGCAATATTACCACTTACATCTGGCTTAACACTTAAAGCTTACGCTACAACTACAAATACTGTTGTAGAGTTTATGATATTTGGTACAGAAGCTTAGGATTTCTTCCTTTGCTCACTCTTAATCTTCTTGCACCCCTCACATCGACAACCGTTTCTATACGCTGTCGTTGAGGGGCAAGACTTTGACTTACCTGCCCTGGCAGCCCTGTAGTTACAACTCTTGTGAGAGAAGGCTATATTCTCTATATCAAAAAATAACCCCTTAGGATCTTCTGAATGAAGCCAAGGGGTTTTATGTTCTACAGTGAAGTCATCACACGATTCTATTTCAGCACCACACTGATAACACCAGTGCATATCTAATCTCTTCGCAAACTCAAACAATAAGTTCTTCTTTAACCTGTTTGAAGCAGTGCCAGGATCCATACCCAACTGCTTAGTCTTTTCTTGCTTGATTCCCAAAATTAAAAGATTGGTTCGTTCAAGTCCGTAACACTTAACTCTATCAACTCACCCGACATAGACTGAATTACTACAACATAATGAGAGTCGCCAACGTAAAATCCAGAAGCCATAATGTGAGATTCACCATCTTTTGACACAGCAGCACCGCATACATTTTCAAACATAGATTTTTGATTTTTTTGCAATATATAATTTTTTCTGAGAAATAAAAAGGGTGGGGGTTATATATGTTATATACACATACCAAACCCAAACCGAAACCCAAATCTCCAAAGGGGGTGGTCGAAACTAAAACCAAGTCTTCAAATCCAAATGTCGTTTTCTATTTTCGGCTCAGCACACTAACTATCCCTATCTAATCTGCCTATATATATAGACGATACCCGAAACGCTTTTATATCGCCCCTAAAGTGTCTCAAACGGAGTGTATCGCAGTAGCTATATAGGGAAAGGAGCTGAGAGAGGTGGTGTAATCTCCCCCTAAACAACACCAACCCCCAAGATATACAAACAACACAAAAAAAAGTTTACC